GAAATCACCCATATGAAGAATTCTCTTGATGTCATTCTCCTGACAATAAGGAAAGAATACATCCGTAAAGAACTTATCCATGTAATCCATGAATATGTCACTTCCATTACGCACACCAAAGTGCGTATCATTGATAATAGCTATTTTACCCATTATGAATAGAAAAGTTCAAGGCCAGACTGACGAGAAATCTTCTTCTTCGCGTTCTTCTTCTTCTTTTCTTTCTTCGCCAATTGTTTGAGTTCTGTATCTCTTTGACGAAGTTTCTGGGCCTTTAACCTAACACGATCAATAATACTTCCCGCATTTGCAACATTACCAAAGTCTGCGAATTGACTTACATCCGCATGTTCCATGTACTTCTCTTTTATATCCTGATACTTCTTCTCCTTTTGAATTCTTCGGAGAAACGCATACCAGACAATCTGAGTGAAGTACGCAAATGCGTTGGGTAATCCTGTTCGTGTTGCCTTTTCAACATCATAATTCATAATGGCTTTGATACAATTCTCAACTCCATCCATGACCATTTCTTCTCGATATGTGTAACCAATAAAGTTTGGTTTGCGTGATAGTCCTTCTGCGATCTTCAGAAAACAACTTCCGATGTATTCAGTAATCTTAGGATCATCATTATCATTTTCTCTTGCTTCAGTTACTAGATTTACATAGTCAACTACTGATTGAGAAAATTCTTTATTGTTCACATAATGTGGCTTATCTTTAGGTTTTACTTTCATAATATAGAGCTACTATAACATAATATGGGAAAATGTAAAGAAAAAAATAAAAAGGTTGACAAGTATTTACAATAAGTGTATAATACTCAAAGTATCAAAAAGGAAAGGATTGAAATCAGTTTTTGTCTGGATATTTCAATCTCCTTTGATATAGATCCATAATAGAATCAATAATAGGATCAATAGTAGGTTTCTTCTTATCAAGATCATAAGAATGTATTTCATCTAATATAGATTGAAACTCATCTTTATCAAATGATCCATGCAATTTATCTAAGAAATTATATTTAAGGTAATCTCTCTTTAAAGATACAGGTGCTTCAGTCTTTGCAATGATTTTATTGCATTGTAGTTCTATGGGCTGAGTTGGAATATCTTCTTCAAACTCAGATTGAAACATCCATTTCTCTAATGAAATACTACCCTTTCTATTCTGTTTGATTGAGACCGGAAGATCAAGAAAGAGGATATCAAAGTGAGAATCATATTCCATCTCTTCAGCCATAATGTAACTTCCATCCGATAATCTATAGGAATAGATGTTTATGTCCTCTGCTCCTTCCATCAGAGCATCAAAGATTGCTTTCCATTCAACACTCATATTGGCACCTCATATGTTTTTGTTTTAAACTTTTCCTTTGCGTATATTTTTATTCGTTCAATAGCGTGATTCAATGTATAGTTCTTTTTACTTTTCCAAGAAAGATCATCAGCTATATCAAAAACAGTAGTTGGTTTTCCATCAGTAGTTTTTCTTAGTCCTCTACCTATGGATTGTAGAACTCTTATTTGAGACTTTGTTGGAGATGCAAACACTATGTTATTCAGATTAACTATATTTATACCTGTAGAGAACGTCCCAACAGATGCGACTATAATTGCGTTCTTTTCTTTCTCGGTAATCTCTCGAATGCGTTCTCTTTCCTCTGCATTCACCGCACCCGATACAAAGAATACCTTTCTCTTACCCTTTACCTTATTCTGAAAGAGCTCATAGAGAGGTTTACCATGTTTCTGTACGAGATTGTAAAGCACCAAAGAATTACCACTTTGATCACATGTAAGATTGACAATGAACTTATTTCTCTTCTCGTAGGATACAATGTAATCGATTTCATCAGGATATTTGAAAGACTTTACGATCTTTCGTGATTCATCCGGATACTTCAGAACCAGACATTTAATGTTCAATTGAGCGAGAGTATCTGAATCGATAAGTTCCTTTGTGGTTGTAACCTTGTATTGTGGCCCAAAATTACCTTCTAACACAAGTTGATTGACCATCGCATTATCTAGTGTTCCGGTAGTTCCGATCCGATAATCTGCATTGACCAAACGATTCATAATCGTAGTCAAACTCTTTGCCTTGAATGTATGGGCTTCATCTCCAATCACCATACCATACTGAAAGAACCATTGAGGTGGTAGTTTGATTGCGCTTTGCCAAGTAGTAATCACAACCGACGCATCAAAGTTAAACTTCTCCTTTCCGGAATAGATTTGGTGTACTTCTTTCTCCGCTTCGAAGTATGGATCGTTTTGTGAATAGTTCTCAAAGTCTTTTGACATCTGTGCGACCAAAGAAGTAGTCGGAACAACGATCAAAGATATCAATCCCTTATCAGAATGATCAAGAAAGTAACGAACCAAAAGATATATGATAAGTGATTTACCTGATCCGGTTGGAGAGAGGAGAATGCATCTTTTATTGCTGACCGCATGTATAAAGGCATCCAATTGATAATCCCGAGGATCAATAGGCCTCCCGTTGATAGAAATATCAGTTTCTTTAACGTACTTCCGAAGAGCATCTGTTTGAGGCCATTCCTCGTGTTGCAGTTGAGTTGAGTCAAGGATGTATCCTCTTTCCTTGGCAAATTCTTTTGTTTGATTGAGTAGTCCATAGGGGAGTTGTTGTGTTCGGAGATCAAAGAGTCTTATCTTCCCATCCCAAAACTTATTGCGATAGGCTGGCATGAATTTATATCCATCCGCAAAGAAGGTATAATACTCATACAATTCACGAAGGATACCCGAATCTTCTGACTCAACAATTAACTTCGCTTCGCTCTCTTTGGAAACCTTTATCATTACATACCAGAAGTGAACTTCTGAAATTCAAGAACATTTTTAATGGACTGGTGTTTCCACTTAATGTTGTCAACGATCTCTCGAAGAGTTTCCTCTAACGTTTTGAGATACACAATCCGTTCCTCACTCTTTTGTAGATCCTCATCGGATTCAAAGAAATAGTGAAAGTCGGACTTCATTATCTTCATTCCATCAAAAGGATCGTAAGACCATCCATACTCATCGATCTTTTCCTTTGGAAGTTTTCCTGAGAAGTGTAACCATTTATCACGCAACAGAATTTTCTGAGACATCTCTCTTTTCTTCAATTGCAACTTAATTACGCTATGCAATTCGAGATATTTTGCGTGATTCTTACTGTTCTCTTTCGAGGCTTCGTCTAAACATACTGTATCAATTTGCGAGTCCTTCTTCCACATCGCAAGGATTTCATCAAGTGTCATCATATAAAACTATTTATTACTTTATAATATTAAATTCGCTGTATCTAAATGTAACGTCGGCTTGTAAGTATTCTACGTCTGTTGCCTGTGTGGTGAACTCTACACCACTTAAAGAAGTTGGGAATGCGTCTTTGAACTGAAACTCTTTATTCCCATTGTTGTGATTTGAGAGAACACTCAAAATCATATCGGAGAAGTCTAGTCCTGTTTCACGATTGTTGATCATCCAATCAAAGATTTCAGTATAGTTCTTCATGTCTTCGTCAATCGCAAATCGAATAGCAAGGGAGTCATATCCAATTGCGTCTCCGGTTTGAAAAGCGGTATGTCCTCTGAATCCTTGAGTAGATTCACCCATGCTTATCGATGGGATTGAGAACGATGTTATAAAATACTCGACATTTGCAAATCGATTACGGTTGATCGTAAGACGAAATCCAGTGGGTGAGAGAAAATTGAAATTTGTTGTAAGTCCCGCCATAGATGTATTTATAAAAAAGAAGGGCCTCCAAACGGAGACCCTTCCAAAGATTATGAACTAATTAGAATTAGCTCTGTCCACCTACATTGATGTTACCAACGCGGATGCTGCGGAAGTATTGGTTCGCATTAGCAGAACCGATACCAGCAGATGTGGTAACAAAAGGATTGGCTTGTAGACCGTAACGAGTCTTGAAAGCAATCTTGGGCTGGAATGTAGATTCGTCAACCGCACGTACCATCGTGAGAGGAACGTATGGGCAGTAGAACAATCCAGCGTCGTATGGGTTAGATCCACGGAATCCAACAGTGGCGTAATCACCAGTTGTGTAAGGATCAACGTAAACCTTCATCTTACCGTTGAGTACACCAGCGAATGTGTTTCCGCTGTCGTCAACGTTGAGGTTAGAACTGATGTTAGAAGCGTAGTCGAGTTGACCAGCGGCAGCCAAGGCAGAAGCAACGTTGCTAGAGCAGATAACGAAGTTACCTTTTCCGCGACGAGTTTCCTTTGCGATAGCATTAGCTTCAACTTCCAATTGGTAGATCAAGCTCTTGAACTTTTCAACAGCCCAACGTCCATCAGCGTCTGCAACCAAGTCGAAAAGACCGTCTGTACCAACGTTTGCTCCACCAGTCTTGGCAGTGCTGTTGATCGAACGGATAACTTCGCGATTGATTTCAGCGAGGATTTCAGAAGACAGGATGTTAGCCAACTCAGATTCTGCGTCCAATCCGTGGATTGCCTTCAGATCCTGAGCGAGTTCCATCGTGTACTCAGCCTTCAACTGACGTGTCTTGGCAGTTACAGTTGCCTTTTCGATTGTGAAACCGAGTTCAGCAGGAGTAGCAGCTTCAGCAGTTGCTGTCGCGGTACCTGTACCAGTTGAGTATGCAACTTGAGGAGAATCGAGAGTAGCTGCATAAGGATCTGTTCCACCATGTGTACCAGCGCCACCGAAGTCTGTGTCAGCTTCGTTGAAGAGAGCTTCCGTATCAGCAGTTGTTACCTTGCCTGGATTAGCAGAACCATCGGTTGTGTCGTTGTAACGAGCCTTCATTGCGAAGATCAAACCCGTTGGGCCTGACATCGGCTGAACACCAGCAACGTCGTATGCGATCAAGTTTGGCATCGCGCGGCGAACCAAAGAGATCAATACTGGATCGTAGTTTACAATCGAACCTGTAGTTGTGTCGTTTTCGTTGAGCATTCCGTTCACTCCGCGTTCTTCGTTAAGAGCACGCTCTGTGTTCTCAAGAAGTTTGGCGGTTACGGCTTTGCGGTAGTTGTCCTTGAACTCGGGAGCGTCAGCGTGATCGAGTACAGGAGCCCATTTTTTTATGTCGTTTTCTGCGTTAAACATTTTTATGTTTCCTTTATTTTTGTAAGTAAATTATTTACTTGTTGTGGATGCTGTGTTGAATTCGGCTTAGGGAAGACAAATACTTCTGCATTGTCGGAGACAATTCTGCAGCAGGATCGGCTTCTCCTTCGACGATAATTTCTGTTTCGTCAGAAGAAACCTCTTCTTCCAACTCTTGTTTTGGCTCTTCCTCATTAAAGAAAGATTCTTTGATTACTGAAACCTTAGTTTCGAAGTTAGATGCATCGACGAATTCGATACCTTCTATTAGTTTGACAAACTTTGAAGCTTGTGTGGAAGTCAATTCCGAAGTTGCTTCAGAAATGATCTTTTCACGTTGAAGTTCTTCAATCTGAGCAGCGAGAGAATCGCGTTCTTCAGATATCGTGAGGAGTTCACTCTTAGTTGCTTC